TTAAATTTTATCCGCGTGGTGCATCAGCACAAATTTATCCCACAACTGTTCTTCTGTCTCGACATGCGCCGGATCTTTCACAATAGTATTGGGGATCGGGCACACCTTCTGGCAGGTTGGTGTCTCGTAGTGCCCTACGCATTCGGTACACTTATCGCTGTTAATCTCGTAGATATGATCTCCCATTGAAATCGCCTCATTCGGGCATTCGGGTTCACACATATCACAATTAATACAGCATTTAGTAATTAGTAAAGACATTTCAATGGATTACCGTTAAATCATTTTAAAATCAGTAAGTTGTATCGAGTCTGTATGCTTTACTGTCATTAACTTACTGTATGTTGATCCAGTGTATTTAACCTTGATAAACTCAGTCCAGCAACACAAAACCGCAACACATTGCATTTTGTCCCGTAGAAAAGACTTGTATGTGTGAGCTTGTTTTCTGCGCCTACGCAGATAAGGATTGAGAATGCCGCGCACTGTAACACATAATCCGGATAGCCCCAATAATGACGATGTTTTAGCCGCTTCTGAAAAATGGGACGCCTGTAAACCCCCCTATACCAGCGCACACATGAAAATCTGTGTTGCTGCCGCCAAAATCATCCTCGCTGCTTCCGGCGTGGCTCGCCGTTCCAAATACGAAAAAGAGAACTATCTCCGTATCGATTTCAGCAAAGCCGGTAAGGTTACATTTTACGCCGAGTTTCCAAAAAAGATGGGCCTCAAGGGTAAAAAGCTCGGCGAGTGGCCGGAGCTCGCTATCCAGCTGGCGCGCGAAAAAGCGCTAGGTATGGCTGACGGTGGCCTGCGGGCAGAGTCCGTACATGCAGTGCTGGAAATGTACCGGGATGACCTCAAAGCCAAAGTCGCCCGGCAGAAGCTGAGCCCGGACAGTTTCACAACCTACGGGGTGCGTATCGACCGGATTAAAGCAACGTTCGGCGAGCGCGAGGTGTTCAGCGACGTAACATACAATCGGCTGGTGGAAGTGCTGGACGAGTGGATCGCCACTCGCTCGAACAATAACGCCCTGGAGTTGTTTGCCGAGCTCCGTCGGTTCTGGAAGTTCTGCGCACCTACTCTTTGCAACGGCCGCAATGTTGCCGCCAGTCTGCCAGATGATTATGTTTCCTCCCGCGTACAGAAACCTACCCCCACACGGCTTTTTACCGATATTGAATCAATCGCCCGACTCTGGCTCAATGTTGCTGCCTGCACCTCTGTACACCAGAAGAATGCTGTTCGCTTCATGGTCATCACTGGTGTTCGTCCGATTAATGTCCATAACCTGCGCTGGGACTACGTTCACGAGGAGGCTGGTGAAATTGTTTATCCGGAAGGGGTTATCGGCATGCGAGGGGCTATGAAAACACAAAAGGCTTTCCGCCTGCCGATAACGCCTGAGATCCGGCGGATTATCGACGAGCAGAAAGCCTGGCGTGATTCAGTTCCTGAGTGCAACAGGGATTATGTATTTTTGCAGCCACGTGATCCAATGCAGCCATTTTCAAAACGATCACTGGATAAGCTGGTGAAAACATACAGCCCGGACGGGGCTGTAAAAGGAATAAAACATGATGGGACTGTTAAAGGGAAAGACGGTGCATTTAATACGATGTGCCGTAAATTCCTTAAGAGCAATGTTATTGCCTTGATGAAGGAAAGAGGCTATTCCCGCTCAGACCGAAGGGAAATCAGCCTCCTTTGCCTTCACCACTCCAGCAAGTCAGATGACCCGATGGCAGAACATTACGACTTTTCTGATGAGATTTTACAGGAAGAGATTGCGTTAAAGCGCGAAGCTTTCGAGGCTCACGAGCGGAGCATACTTGCGCAGGTGGCATTGCTACGGCGGCGAGGTTAATACCGGCTGCGACACTTTTGAATAAAAGCGTCGACATTGCGGCGCTCATAACGAACTACTTTTGCACTGAAACGAATTGGTGCCAGGATAGCCCGATGACGATGCTTAATATTCCACTCACATAGCGTTTTCTGTGTAATACCTAACTTTTGGCATACTTCATCCGGGGTGAGTAAATCGTCGGGTTTCTCGCTCATGCTATACCTCTCTTTTTCATGGCATCGAGCAGGATGTCCTGCACTGTTCGTTTTGAGTTGCGCCGCTCCATCACCATTTCGTCCATAGTGTCGGCGGCGATAATGTGGTGAATGAACACCGGGCGGTTGTGTCCGGCCTGAATCTGCCGGGTTGGCCCGATGCGTTCGATAATTTGTTGGTACTGCTCCAGATCCCACCAGTGCGAGAAAAACACCAGTATGTTTCCGCCGTCCTGCATGTTCAGGCCGTGGCCCGCGCTGGCTGGGTGTGCAAAGAGAACAGGAATCTTTCCGGAATTCCAGTCGCGCAGTGTCTGTGGATCCTGGTCGAGGTGACGACCGCGAGGGAATGCTTTAAGCAAGCGTTCAAGATCGTGTTTCCAGTGATAAGCAACCAGCACAGGTGCGCCAGCTGCTTCGGTCAGTATGCTGTCCAGCGCCTGTAGTTTGGTGTCATGCAGTTCTGACCAACTTCCGGTGTCGTCTGTGTATACTGCGCCACTGGCGATTTGCAGACACTTCAGTGTCTTTGCCGCGGCGTTCGGTGCTTCGATGCCTTCGCCATTCAGCTCGAGGAACATTTCCTTTTCCATTTCACGATACTGCTGACGGGCCTTCGGCGGCATATCCATGCGGATTACGTTATGGATGGGGTCTTTGATATCGAACCAGTCGGCCGCATCCAGCGAGAGGGTCACATCGGCTAACGCTCGCTGTATTTCACCCTGTGAGTGAGCAAACGGCTCCAGTTTGGTCCAGCTCTGCCCCGGAAATTGTATCGAGTTGAACCAGCGTGAGGTAAACGCGCTGTAAGTGCGTCCGAGACGTTGCCCCTGGTCCACAAACCACGCTTGTCCCCACAAATCTACCAGGCCGTTCGGTGCTGGCGTACCGGTGAGATTTATCCAGCGCCGGACATACTTGTACGCCACTTTGCCCAGTGCCGCCGCGCGCTTACCACCACCTCGCAGCCGGAAGGATTTTAGCCGGGTGCTTTCATCTGGAATGACAGTACCGAACGGCCATCGTTCTCCCAATTCCTCAACCAGCCAGACAAGGTTATCGTAGTTGATGGTGAAAACGCTCGCGTTGCTGTTCGCCAGCGCTGCAGAGCGCGCTTTGGCGTTACCAACAATCGGCTGTACCTCGATATTGCGCAGATGCCCCCATTTCAGCGCTTCATCCGGCCATGTGCTTGCTGCAACGCGTAGCGGCGCGAGGACCAGTGCGGGGCGTGTTTCTGCCCCTGCCATAAAGAGATCTTCCAGCGCAGTGAGCGTTGCCACGGTTTTACCCATTCCCATACCTGCCCAGATGTTGCAGCGGGAAATACCTATTTCGTGGTTGATAATTAGATCTTGGTAGGGGCGAGGCGTGAAAATTTGTCCCATAGTATTTTAGCCAGTAGGGCGCGGGGTAATCCCGCGCAATAATGTCAGATTAGATCGGTGTAGTAGGTGAAGTTGCCAAACTGCGGATGTGTCCAGCGCTTGCGGTTACCTTTCGGCGGTGTCGATTCGTTTAACAGCTTTTGAGCTGCTTGTTCGATCGCCGGAAGGTTAACGAGCAATCCCCGAACACCGGTGTCTGAACGTACCGGTATCCTGGCGAAGCCGATCAATTTCCGGCATGTTGAATCAGATAAACCTGTTTTCCATGCTGCTTTGCTGACGGGGACATATTCACCGTTACTGTGTGGTTGTGACTCTCTGACTTGTTGTTTTAAGTCTTCTACCCAGTTGGTTTCATGTCCCGGAGTTGAAAGCGTTACGTTTTGAACTGGCCGGGGAGCCATCACTTCGACAATTGCTTTCATCGTGGCGGATGCCGTAGCTTCTGCAACGACACGGGCAAACTGAACGATGTTGTCGTTTACCTGAATTGCAGGAGCTGGCACCGGTAATGATGCCGGACGAGGTTGCTCTAATTCAATCTTCATCGCCTGCCACTGTTCGATGAGTGCCAGCCGGCGTTTTGCGTCGTAACCGGTGACGAGAGTCATGGAAAGATTTTCATCAAGCCAAATCTCGTCGATGACATCACGTCCCTTGTATTCTTTGCGCTTGATAATAAATCCTTTAAAATCATCATCATCCAAATCTGGACTATAGATTTGTAACTGTTCAAGCATAGCCAGAATATCCCGTACAACATGCTTATGCTGTTTGCCAGTGACTTCTGCAATTTTCCGGCTGCCCATCATTGGTTGCTTGGTATCGTTTATCAGTGTTAAAGTATTCATGCTGTATTCTCCATTCAGTAAAAGATGCGCTGGTAGCTGCAACTATCAGCGCGTTTTGTTTATTCATCCCACGGCTTGTTCGCAGCTTCCCTTGCGGCCTGCTGCGCAAAATAAATCAATTCAAAAGCTAACTGCTCTCCTTTCTCCAGCGAACTGAGAAGTCTCGCTGTTTCCAGCATGTCCGCGATATACCCGAAAATATCTGCCTGATGTAACTGCGTGATCTGAATAGCCATAGCGTTAACCTCGATAGAACCACGGTGGTTCATTTTTAGTAAACCACCGTGGTTCATTGATGTCAACACCACCGTGGTGCATAATTTGGTGATTGAGTTTATGAGGTGTTTGCTATGAGTCGTGAAGATGCACAGATGAAGATCCGTTTACCTGCGGAGCTGAAAGCGCAGTTAGAAAAAGCAGCTCTGGAAAATAAGCGGTCTATGAATGCGGAAGTACTCCATCGTCTCAAAGAAAGTTTTAATGTTTTAGTTCACATAACATATAAAGATTCCGAGGGGGAGTTATCAGATAGTAATACCTGGAAGCATTTTTGGGAATCATCTGAACATGGTGATGAATATAAAAAAGGCTTTGTTAAGCTTATCAAAGAAAAATATAAACTTGATAAGGAAAATGAGAGGTTATATAGCTTAATTATAAGCTATTTGAACCCCACAAAGAATGAAGATGATTAGTTTGTGTTTGTAAGTCTGAATAATATTTCTGCATTTACTGAACGCATATTTTTCTTTGCTGTTTTCTTTAACTCCTCCGCTAATGCGCGGGGGACCCGTAATTTAAACTGTAAGTGCTCATCTGATTTTTTCACAATATTCCCTCCAGATTTTTGCTATCCAGCACCACCACGGTAAAGCCCAGCGCACGCAGCCGTTCGTGCTTGCGTAACTGGTCAGGCCGTGGTGGTTTGCCTGGCGCTTTGCATTCGACAAAGACGATGCGACCGCCGGGTAGCAGGACAATGCGATCCGGTACCGAGCGGCGACCGGGTGACACGAACTTAAAGGCGACCCCGCCAGCCTTTTTCACTTCGGCGACGAGGTGCTTCTCTATTAGGTTTTCACGTTCATAGGCCATCTGAATCCCACTCTTCAAAAAGCACATTCAATTCCAGTTTCTCTGCCAATGCGTTTTCTGCACGTGCGCCGGCAGAGTACTCCCACTCTTTGAGCATATAAATCGTATCGGCACAGCGAAGCATTGCGAGGCAGATGTCCATATACTGAGCCTGTGTCAAACCATTGGGTAAAGTTGCGGGGTTAAGCACAACATATCCCTTGTCCGTTAGCCTCTTTGCTGCGGAATGAAAAGCCGGGCGGTTAAATTGCTCGTAACCGCTCATCGGCCCGGCAACGTAAACGATCATTCTTCGACCGCCTTACGCTTTTCGCGCATGTTCTGCATCAGACAAAAATCAGACCGGCGTTCGCTCCAGTCCTGATTCAGTTCGTTACGTGACTGGCGGTTAGCCTTGGCCCAGACCTTCGCTGCCCGGTCATATTCGCCGGACTGCTCAAGGCGCAAGGCCTCCCTCGCAGCCCGGTAATAAAGCGGACTGTCCCGATATTTAAATGGCATAGGGGTTACTCCTGCTTTGCTTCGATTGGGCGGATGCTGCTCAGCACCAGACGAGTGCGGACACCGACAGCACCACCGCGGCGGCCAGTGTCTTTGTAGTAATACTCTTTTGGGCCAGCCACCCACGTTGTCGCGTTTTGATGCAATTGCACCTGCTTTTCACCGGTGCGGGTAATAACCGTTCCGGTATGCGTTTTGATTACAGTCATAGCGATTAATCCTTACGGTAGTGGTACGCCTCAAAACCGCCAGCGTTCAGTGGGATATCGGGCGCCCATTCGGGGTTAGTGGAGAGAAGCGCGGAAAGCGCTTTATCGTTGAAATCTTCTGTGTCAGGTGCTTCGGTGATCACCTCGTCGTGTACCGTCAGCACAATGCTGTAACCGGCATCTTCGATAAGCGGCATGTTTCCGGCCAGAACGTCGCGGGCGGCCGCCTGGGTGACGTTCTCTACCAGCTTTCCGCCGTAGGTTTTGAGTCGTTGCCATTTACGCGAATAAGAGTTAACACCCATGTAGGTGATATTCCCTTTTTCGATAACCGGAGACGGGTAGCATACTGCGCGTCCGGATGGTAGCTGTATGCGCAGCCACGCGCCATCGCGGCGGATTTTAAGATAACCGCAATACAATGTTTTTTGCGGTGTGGCGATTGCAGTGCGGACGGTGCGCTCCAGATCGTACCAGAAATCACAGGTCGCGGGATGCGCCCGGCGCCAGAGACGTTTAAGTGAGTCGCAGGCGATAAATACCCGTTCAGAAAGCCCGTAGGTTGACTTGCGTTTAACCGATTCGTCGTACCAGCTTTTCGCCTCGCGGATAACATCGCGGGGAATGTTTGGTAGTGCGGCGTTCGCCAGCTCGTCGAGATCGAGACCGTAAACCAGTGCAAAAGTGATGAAGGCCGACACACCACCACCATAACCCAGACCGAGTTCCATGACTTTACCGATCTGACGCATGTGTTTATCAACATCATCTGGTGCAATATCGAAAGCTTTTGCATACGCCAGTTTATATAAGTCCGGACCCGTTCCGGCGTCGTACTCTCTGAATGCATTCAGTTTCCATTCTTCTCCCGCCAGCCATGCCAGCATACGGCCTTCAATGTTCGACAAGTCACTTACCACCAGCTTTTTGCCTGTTGGCGCGATAATGCAGCCACGTAACGCTGAACTGGTTAGTTCCATGATATTGTCAAACAGCAGGTCTGCACATCCGGCTTTCAGTGCTTCGATGCCTTCGTCTATTTGTTCCTGTTTTAGTGAAGGGCGGGGAAGGTTCTGGGGCTGGAATAGCCGTCCGGCCCAACGACCGGTACGTGACGCCCCGCAGAACTGTAGCGTACCGCGTAAGCGCCCGTCGTGGCTTACGCCTTTCATCAGTGCCTTGTATTTACTGGTGCTGGTAGTACTGGCCTGCAGGCGGATAGCCAGCAGTTCTTTCACGGCAGATGGTAAATCGGGGTCGGCTATACGACGTTCCAGAGTACTGCGTTGCATGTCTGGTAGCTCCACACCGTAGGATTCAACGATGTGCTTAATCAACGCGTCCCGTTGTGTTGCTGCCTGCACTTCGCCATCAGTCATTTCCTGTGTACGCTTTGCCAGGCGCTTTTGTTCCTGGTCTACCGCGTCGATCGCAGCGCGTGCGAGTTCCACGTCCATGCAGACGCCCCGGTCATTGATCTGCTGATCACGATGCCAGAGCGCCAGCTCTGTCCCCTGATAATTCCACTTCGGCAGACGTTTATAGACTTCGCGCATTGCCTCGATATCCAGTCCGGCGTAAGCAACAAAGCGCCGCCATTCTTCCGGGTGGGTTTTGCTGGTGGCCCGGCGCAGTTTGCTGTTTTTCGGGCGTGGCTTACAGAACAGTTGGATCAGCGCTTTACCTTCTTTGTCCTTCGCTTTGTCTTGCGGGACGCCTAGTACTTCGCAGAGTTCCCCCAGAGACCCCGGGAGACCGTGCGCCAACGCCTGCACCATCGTGTCGCGCCAACGTTCGACTGGCGGTGCCAGTCGCGGCATTGCATAACGCAGAACGGTGCGGTCGAAGTGAGAGTTATGGAAATAAAGCAGGGTTTCAGGGTCTGCGATTGCTTCGTATAAGCCGTGTGGAATACCACCACCGGCAGTGATATCCCACACGTTTACTGGCCCGTCGTTGATAGCCCATGCGAAAAGCATCACTTCAACGCCTTCGGCATACGCATGGGTGCCATTATTGATAGGTATTTCACAGAAAGTTTCCAGGTCGCCCCATAGTATATTGGACATTGTATTTACTCCGAAGAATTAGCTACATGGATACGAAAGATATTATCTCACTTGTTGGAGTCATAATTTCAGCCATAACTGCACCAGTCGGTGTTTATAAGTTATTTAAAGATGCTAGTTGGTTTTTACCGAAAACAACAAAATTCTCGCATATTCTGAAGAATTATCCGGAGCATATTGAGCCTTCTGATGTAGAGTTTATGAAGGCAGAAATCAAAAGAGAAGTTAAAAAAAGTATATTAGGTATAAGTAGCCAGAAATTAAGAACGTTAGTTATTTATGTCAGAACGTATTCTGAATTGAAAATGCCGTTTTGGCAGTGGGGTTATTTAGCACCCCATATTCAGTGTAAATACGATAGATTCTTTATACGCTACAAAGGTAAATACAAACGATGTCGCTGGTGTTCTAAAGTTGTTTCTATCTTTTATTTGGCTGATGGCTTGATATTTTTCTGTTGGTCGTTAAATTATGGCGCTGTTTTTATAGGAATGGGCGCTGTTTTAATGTTGCTGTGTATATGGATGGCTTTTATGTTTTGGTTTCTTTTTCCGGGACGAGGCGTTATAAAGAAGTATAATTCCCAATTATTGAAAATAGATGCAAGTAAGTATCAGGCCAAATGATATTACAGGTCTGATACTTTGCTTTTTTAAATCAGTGTTTTCAGACAAAACGAAGTCCTCCGTAAATTAAACGGTGATAAAAAGCCCCTGGCTGAGCAGGGGCGAACTGAAGGATTAACGAGGTAAAGTGGGTGGGATATATCTGCCGATGCGGTCTTCTATGGTCGGCAGAATGCACATGCTGTCGCTGAAGCGGTCATGCAACTGGTAAACCAGTTTCGAATCCATTTTTTCGAGAGCAGGCATTAACTGCGCCCGCCAGATTTCGTTGATGCGCCGGAAGTTATGACAGACGGCGCGGAGATTGTTGATGAACATTTCCTTCTCTGCGTCACTGACTGCTGGCTGCGCTTTCTGAATGCGTTTCGTGCTGCCATTCCGGTAGAAGCGTTCCTGAGCAGCAACAGCCTCATCCACGGTTGGATAGCACCCGACGTAAACGCTTTTCTCTCCGTCCCATGCATAAGCCCTGTACGGGTTGTATTTGCTACTGTGGTGGTAAACCATCTTCGGCAGACACTCCCTGTGCGGCGCCAGTATCGTGGAGGATTGCGGAACAGCGGTTTCTTTCTCGATAAGGTCAAGCACCCAACGGCGGAATTCTTTTGCTACCGGAGTTGTTGCGAACATAGCTACCAGGTGGGCACCGCGGAGGGAGAAAATGCGGCGCGAGGCCTGTAAATTCCCCGAGGTAACCATTTTGATTACCTCGGACATGCCGAGAGTGAACTCATCCGTGTTGCGGGTGTAAATGTTAGTTACGCTGCGAGCATCCGAATATTCCAGCGCGGTAGCTAGGGTAGCCGCAGTAAACCAAGTTTTGCCGTTATGTTCGATCGTTTCGAGAACGTGGGATTTGAATACGATTTGGGTACTCATGACGATTTTCCTCTTAACTGAGTTAATCGCCACCATCAGGTGCTAATCATCGTGGTGGCGAACTGTGCGGGGTTAGCACTACCGGGTTAAGAGGAACCGGCGCGGATTTCTCCGCCCCCACACAGCCCGCCATAATGCGAACGTGGCAAAGCTTGCGACAATAAAAAGACGCTGGCGCGTCTGGTGTCGCCTCTTAAACTTCCGGGGTGCTAATCCCGATCTCCATTTGGGAGATTCGGTGAGCATAAACCGGAAGGGGGCGATGAGTCAATATCGGGGTAGCAGGGCGACTGGGTGCTAACCAGAACAATACAGGTAGCTCCGGGCATATTCCCCTTTGCAAAGACACCCGGCGTTTAACCGGGCGTCTGTGAAGCAGGATTAAATCAGTGCTTCAGCATCAGTACCTTCGCTGATATCGTCGAAATCGTCAGCGCTTGCCACTCCGCCGCCAGCAAATGCATCGCCGTCTCGCAGGAACTGGACTCCGCCGAGTGAGGCATTAATGCGTTTACCGAAATTATTGTCCTGTGCCCAGATATCGATAACGGCGTTTACATAGCACCCTGCATAGGGACGTCCATCAGCCTGAATCAGTGGCGAACGATCGCGATCAAGAACGGCCGGGCGCGCTTTGTTAGCAGCATTCAGGAAGAAATTGCCGGGAAAGCCTTCATACTCTGCTTTTTCATCACCATCATGCAGGCACAGATTGAGTTTTTTCTCCAGCTGGTTATAAATGGACTCCCACTTCTCCCCCCATTTTTCCTTCGCTACCTGCTTCATAGCTTTACGGATTTCTTCCAGTTGTGGGTGTTTGGGAGACATTAAAAATACTGCGGAGAAACGCGGATCGCCTTCGCCGTTTACAGTTTTAGCTTCAAACAGAGCAGGAAAAGCTAATCTCACGTTATTTAATTTAATCTTCATGAAAGTCTCCTTTAATCAGATGAGGTCTGCGGCGAGCGTATCGTCGGATACGTCGTCGAAATCATTTACAGGGTTGATATTGAGTGCGGGGCGTGGGTCCGACTCGGGAACGACGGTTGGTTTACCATCAGCTCGTGTTATCAGTGCCTCGACTTTTGACCAACGGCGCGGACTGGCCTTTTTGATAAGTTTTTCGGCTTTGGTTGGGCTAATCAGCTTAAGATCGAAAACCTCCTCGGTTTTATAACGGAACTGGTCTTTCAGCAGCGCGCGGGCGGCTTCTTCATCACTCCAGGCCCGGTTACCTTGTTTTCCTGTTACCAGTTTAAACCCCGGTACCGGATGTCCGGCATTGAGTTCATTGTGAACCCGGTCCCGTACTGCCTTTAGCCAGGATTCAATAAAGTCGGCCTGACTATAGATCTCCGCAAGCTGCTCAATGGTTAACAGAGGTACACGTGCGCTGGCATTGGTGATGATTTCGCTGACAGGCTTTGTCAGATCTTCAAAATCGCTGGCCGCTGTTTGTAAATGCTGCATTTTCTGGGCAGTGCAAATAGCTTTTGCTTTACAGAAGCGGCACTGTTTTTCTCCAGGTATGAAGTTTTCCAGCGGTAGTGTCTCAATGCCTTCGCATTCAGCAATATTGAGAACAAGGATCGCACTGGTTGCGGCCTCCAGTGCCCGTTCACCGAAAGACTGAAGCTCCTGTACGGTTAAAGACCATTCTGAAACGTGGTTGAGCCTTGGCTGGTGAATAAATAATCTTACAGTCTCAAAGTCATACAGCATGCTGAATTGTTCGAGAGCACCCAGAGCATACAGTTGTAGTTGCTCATTTTGTTCTGCATCAATGCGGACGCCTTTGCCATATTTCAGGTCGTGGATTTGTAATTCGTTACCAGCGATGATTATGCCGTCGGCAGTTCCGAAAGATTCTTCCACACCCGTTATATGTGAGAAATCAACACGTTGTTCAACCAATAGTTCATTATTCTGTGCAAGAGTCCAGACCGTATCAACATACCGGCCAACGGCTTCGACCATTTCATCATCCACCTGTGGGCCAGATGTATCATCAGGATTTTCGCGAAGGGGGTATGAGCCGAGAAACATAGAAACATTGCATCCGGCGTAGTGTTCCGGGTGGCTTTGCCTGTTTCGTAGAACTTTTTCAGCAAGCGCGTGCGCTGCAGTGCCCTCGATTGCAAAAGTTGTTTCTTTATCCGGTTGTGTGGCCTCCAGCGCCAGACTACCCGCACACCTTAGCCAACGATGTGCAGATGATGGTGATAATCGTGCATGAACATCAGGCATTCATGACCTCCTGAATGTGTTTTCGCCGCGCAGCCGCTGCGAGTTGTTTGGTGGGGAAATGACCGAGAGATTTGAATTTGCCGTTTAATCGTCCGTAGGCCTGCCACGGGTTTTTCTTACCTTCGCTGAACCGAACGCCAACCACTCCAGATTTATTTTTTCTGGTGTGAGAGTTAGCCCTGTTTTGTGAAAGAGAGGCCCAGCGAAGATTTACCGCCCGGTTGTCATCTCGACGACCGTTAATGTGGTCAACTTCAGGGGCAGATCCGGGAATAAATGCAGCGGCAACGAGACGGTGTATTTTGACGGTTACCTTTTTACCCGCTTTCCATAAGTCGGTGATGAGATATCCGTCTGCGTCATAGCGTGGTTTTAGTGACTTACCTTTAATGGGATAGGTGCAGCCAGAACCTTTGTTTAATACAGTTCTGTCGAGGCTTCTCAGGTTGCCAGCGTCTGAAATCTGGTAAATTCCTTCAAAGCCTGAAATATCCTTCCAGGCTTCCGGCATGATTAACCCTCCAGTGCTTTTTCAGCCAGGGTGATTACTTCAGCGAGATTTTCATCTGTTACTTCACCAAGTTTCCTGGCTCCCTGTTTTTCCAGAATTGCAATAGCTTCTGCCCGGTAACCCCCTTTTGCTAACTGGAGGATCAACCCTTCAGCTTGTTTGCGTAGTGCCGCGAAATCAATTGTATGGTCATCTTTGGCGTTATTATTCTGGCTGGAATTTGCTGCGTCTCTGCGTGCAAATTCTTCCTGCAGCTGAAGGTACTCAACACGGTTGATCTCGATATGGCCTTTTTTAAGCATCTCGTTCAACTTGCGTAAGGTGTGGAGTTCACTGGCTGCTGTGCCGGATATATTTTTGACGTAAAACGGCCCCGTGCGTTCTCCATCTTTGTTACTGGCCTTTTTCGGCTTAACTTCATCACGCCCATCTGCAGGTGCATCAAGTAGCTGCTCGGCAAAAGCACGTCGCTCGCCGATGGTTGGCAGGTCGTCCCAGAACTTAAGAATGTTACGGGACAGGTCCAGGAGAGCAGGTTTAAGCAGCGCCCTGGCTCGTTTGACGCCCTGTAATGCGCGGTCGAGAGCATCAATCTGAACTACTCGTTTATCGCCTTCAGCATCACGGTAGGCAACAGCACGTTGCAGCATGTCTTCTGTGATAGGGGTGGCTACCGGGTAGAAACCAGCCAGTGCGATAACGTCGCTGAACTCCAGATCATCCAGTGTCATTGCCGCTGACATGTTTTCAGCTTCAGTTGCTGTATCCCGACATTCCTGCACTCGTGAAATCGTGTCAGGATGCATAACAATACCTGATGCCATTGTGCGGATAAGACGTTCAAGCAGCGCATTATGTTGTGCCAGAAGTTGATTATTAAGTTCGAGACTGGTTTCTAAACTCATACTGTGGTCCTCGCAACAAGGAGAATGAAAGTGATGATCAGACCGAGCGCAGTGGCAACGGCCAGACCGGTCATCAAATCGAAGTTTTTACGGCGATAACGGAGAACATCGCGCCCCGTCAGTCGATAGAGGTGTTCAGGTTTCATTGGTTGTATTCCTTTTTTCATATCGGGGAGCGCGCTGTTGCGAGTGCGCTTTCAGACATAAAAAAGCCCGTCACGTGAGGCGGGCAAAGACTACACACAGCAATTACATGGATGATTCAGAGGATTGTTATGGGTGAAGGACGACGGTATCCATTCGGTTAAAACAAGTATTGGTCGCAGAACCTGTATGTTTGTTAACTAGAGTCAGGCTAACGTTATGCTGGTCGCGGTCAGTTTTTTTGGTAACCTCCATTATCCGTTTTCCACTGAATTCAATTTTGTCACCGATAGCCAGGTCATTAACCAGTTTATATTTAGGCATCTTGTGATTCCTCATTCAGTTCTCTTTGGTGGTTCGGCGGCTTCGACTTGTATTAATTAGACAGTGCTTCGCCGCACCCCAAAGGGAACTTACTGACCCGTATTGCCGACATCCTGTCCCGCCACGGTCCCGACGCATGGTTTAGAGTCGCGCCGTTCGACTTGTGGTTTAAATATCTATGTATAGATATCTTAACTTCACGCATATAGTTAAGACCTCTAAACTCACAAAGTCAAGTGTTGTGGTTAAGAAAAGTGAACTTTTTCGGATAGGTAAAGAAAAGCCCGCTTAGGAAGCGGGCATGTGGTATAGAGTGAATTTACGCTCAGAGCAGAACGGAGTACCAAAATACTTGGCCTATAATCCTGATTTTATTAGCCTCTTGATTAAAATACTCTTCGTCTGCGTATTCATCCCTATTGAAAGAGCGTATCCGGAGTCCGCTTGGGAGACGGTACAATAGTTTGACACGAAGTAATCCGTCTTGGTCTATAGCGTACATTTGACCATCTTTTACACCTGTTTTTGATGTATCTATGCCGACGACAGCGCCATCCGGTAATACCGGTTCCATGCTGTTGCCGTGGATGCTGACACAAGCCGCACAATTTACGTCAACACCTGCTTTGCGCAACGTTGAACGGGCGAATCTTAACTTACATCCCATTCGATCTATATCAACATAAGTACCATTACCGGCAGATAGCTCAATTTCCTGATAGAACGGTATTTCCACTTCATCATCCTCTAATGGCGTTGATGAGTCCCATACAGAAAACCCTCCCTCAACTTGTGCATTAGAATGTATTTCTTTGGTATTGCTTGTTTTGCCTGAAAGTAGCCACTCTGGAGAAACGTTCAATGCTTCGGCCAGATTTATAAGATTTTTCCCGTTAGGTGTGGTGTTTCCGGATTCCCATTGTGAAATCGTGGCTTTAGTTAGACCAATACGTTTAGCAAGCGCATCCTGCGTTAGGTGGACATTGCGACGAGCCTCGCGAATACGATCATTAATCATGGTTTTACCCTCATATAGTTTAGTTAGCTTAACTTAATCAGGGTATCGCTTTCTTGACTTGTTGGTTTAGTTTTCTTAACCTCATATAACCATATATTTCCTGGGTAACGGTTATGAAAAAAGCAGAAGCAATTGAGCTTGCAGGAAGTAAAGCGAAACTAGCGAGACTATTGAAGGTTTCCAAAGGAGCCGTATCTCAATGGGGGGAGGAAATCCCAGAGCTAAGAGCTCTTCAACTTGAAAAGATTTTGGAGCAAAAAAATGTAGTCAAACAAAAAGGCTTAACCCATGTCCGATAGCAAACCATGGGGAGCTACGCCTGATGAGTGGTTTCATTTCGACCTGGTATTGGGGAGAACTGATCATCTTCTCCCAGTTGTATGTAACCCCGGTGCGACCATATCCCCTGATAGTAAACTGAAAGCGCTGGGTAAGACGCCAAGTCGCTATAACCGGGACCGCCAGGTCACCGGTATTGCTCAATGGACCGGGTATGTTGTTACTGAGCATGATTTTGCCCGCTGGTCGAATGAACCGGATTATGGCATCTGCGTGCGTACAGGCCATGGCTGGCTGGCGCTGGACTGCGATAGCGAAGATGAAGACATTCAGGCAGATATTCGCAAAACGCTTGTGCAACTTCTGGGGGAGTTGCCGCCGCGACGCTGGCGAGCAAACAGTAATAAGTGTCTGTATCTGCTGGCCGTTGATGGTGATTTCCGTAAGCGTATCCATCGCCTGGCGGGGGATATGGGCATTATCGAGTTGCTGGCGAACGGGCAGCAGTTCGTTGCCTGTGGTACGCACAGCAGCGGCGCGCGTATTGAATGGGACGGTGGTTTGCCGGATGAACCTCCGGCTATTACTGGTGAGCAGCTTGAAACGCTGTGGCAGCGCCTGGCTGAACAACTCCCTGTGTCGGTAACCACCGAAGCGGGCAACACGAAGATGCGCGACCGATCAGCATTCACGCCCTGCGCGACGGATGATACAGCTGAATATCTTGATGCCAATGGCTGGACGCTGCTGGATGGCGCAAATGGTGAACGATATATCCGCTGTCCGTTTGAAGACGGCCACAGTAGCGGGGGCGATCCAACAAGCACAGCTTATTTTCCTGCGGGAACCGCGGGCTTTGAGCAGGGGCATTTTAAATGCCTGCATGCCAGTTGTGCGCATCGTGATGACGGAGATTTCCTTAATGCCATCGGGATCCGCAACGACGATTTCGAAGATCTGACCAGCACCGAAGTGGCGGAACCTTTACCGCTGCCTGCTTTCGAGCGTGATAAATGGGGGCGTATCGAGGCAACCATCAGCAACGCAGCCAAAGCAGTAGTACGCCCTGATTTTGTGGACATCGATATTCGCTTTGACCAGTTCCGCGACGAAATCATGTTTGCTCCCGCAGGATCCGGACAATGGCGAGCATTCACCGATGCGGATTATGCGCGCCTGCGCATCACGATGGAAAAGCGGGGATTTAAACCTGTTGGTCGTGAACTTATTCGCGATGTGGTGTTACTTGCAGCCGATGAACAACCATTCGATTCAGCGATCACCTGGCTGAACGGGCTGGAGTGGGATGGCGTGCCGCGCATCGAATGTTTCTACCATACGCACTTCGGTACAGCCGACACGCCTTATACCCGTGCGGTGTCTATGTACATGTGGACCGCGTTGGCGGGGCGAGTACTGGAGCCAGGCATCAAAGCGGATATGGTGCCGATCCTCGTTGGTCCACAGAGCTGCGGTAAGTCTTCCGGAGTGGAGGCACTGAGCCCTGATCCTGCGTTTTTTACTGAAATCTCTTTTGCCGAAAAAGACGATGATCTCGCTCGAAAAATGCGTGGTCGGCTGGTGGCAGAGATTGGTGAACTGCGCGGACTTAATACCAAAGAGCTGGAGTCAATCAAAGCGTTTGTGACGCGTACTCACGAAAACTGGATCCCGAAATACCGGGAGTTCGCCACCCAGTTTCCTCGTCGCCTGGTGTTCGTTGGTACCACCAATGAGGACGAATTCCTTGCGGACAAGACTGGTAACCGTCGCTGGCTCCCCGTGGAAGTGTCGAAAGTCGACGTGAAAGCGATAAAAAGAGATCTCCTTTTACTTTGGGCTGAGGCTCGTGAGGTGTTTCAGCGTCTGGGGGGTATCCAGTTCCGTGAGGCTGAACAACTGGCAGCGAGTGTCCATGAACAGTACACCATCAAGGATGCTTGGCTTGAAACGGTAGAGAAATGGCTCGACACGCCAGACCTGATGACTAATGAACTTCCGCGAAATTGCAAATTTTTACGCGCAAGTGATGTTTTGCGTGATGCGATTGGGCTAACTCCTGACCGCATCGGAAAACGCGAAGAAATGCGAATTAGTAATGTTTTGCAAAATTGCGGGTATAAGCGTGCCCAAAGGCGAATTGGGGGGAAAAAATGCAAGGTTTGGGAACCGCTGGAACCACGCGGAACCACCTAAAAGAGAAGGTGGTTCCACCTTGCAGACCTTGTGGCAAGCGGGGCGGAACCACTGGAACCGCCTTTCTACTAGAAACCCCATATATATATATATATAAGTCGATTGAGGGAAAGGTTAGGAAAAGGTGGTTCCAGGTGGGGGCAGGTGGTTCCACTCCGCATTAGCAACTTTTTGCATGTTGATACATGCAATATGCGAATCGGAACTGCGTTATCCACACCCACGGATAAACAGACGTAGTTCTCAGAAAATTTTTTCGTAGCAAAACGTAGAGGCCAGCGTTATGCGTAGAGATATGCAACTTGTTCTGGAGCGGTGGGGGCGATGGGCGGCGAGCGAGGAATACTGTTCAATGGTTGACTGGCCCTCAATGTCGGTTACTTCCCGGGACGTAACCGACAGTGGCAAACCCGGTTGCTCTGACGAGGACGGAGCGGTGATTGATACCTGCATCGCGCATATGAGTATGGTTTGCCCGTACGATGATTTGCTGATCCTGGGGTTACGTTTTATAGGCGGCCTCTCAACGCGTGCAATTGCTGAGGCGATAGACCGTAGTCATCTTAGCGTACGGACATCCCTGAAGGCGTCTGAAGCATTTCTGGAAGGAGCTCTGACTCTGCAGGGAGTAAGGTTGGATATGGATCCTGAAGTTGTACTACCTGAAAGGGTTGTGTGCGCACAAAAACATGTGCTATGGTTGTAGCATCTAGAATTGTATTCTACGTTCTGAAAGGTTCCGATAACACCGGAACCTTTTTCTTGTCTTCTGCTGGGGAAAAATTAATAAAACAGGAAAGAAAAACATGACATCGCACTGGTTCAGTGTCAGCCAGTGGCAGTTACCAAACGAGGATGATTACAGAAAACTTCATGCGTTGTTAGCTCAGCCGGACAGAGCAATTGCCTTCTAA